CACTTCAAGCCGCACAAGATGATTATGATTATGAATCAGACAGAATGCGTTCAAAATTTGAAAAAGCAGATGATGTCGTTGCAGATAAATCAACTGAAGTAGAAGAATTTGTAAAAAGTTTCTATGACTACACAAATAACCAATTTCCAAAAGGTGAAACAGCAGTTATCACAGCAGTAGAAAAGAAATTCGGTGACGCTCAAATCAAAACAGCACAAGAAGCCATTGCTAAATTAATGTCTGACAAAGATCCTAAAATGAGCAGAATTAAAAAATTGGCAGGCATCCAGTAATAAACTTTACCATTTCCGATTGACTAAATAGTAATATTAGTATATATTTGACAATATGTTTGTCTTGTGCTATACTAATATAAACAGGCACATAATAATAACAGGCAATATAGGAGGCTAAACATTATGGCAACATTAGCAGAAATAAGAGCGAAACTGAAAGAACAAGAAACAAAAACAGGTGGCTCTTCAAGAACAGGCGGAGACAACGCCATTTACCCATTTTGGAATCTAAAAGAAGGAGAACAGGCAACTGTTCGTTTCTTGCCAGATGGCGATAAAGAAAACACTTTTTTCTGGAAAGAGAGATTGATGATCAAACTTCCTTTCGCAGGAGTAAAAGGTGATACTGATTCAAGACCAACAACAGTACAAGTACCATGTATGGAAATGTATGGTGAAACTTGTCCAATACTTTCTGAAGTAAGAGGTTGGTTCAAGGATCCTAAATTAGAGGACATGGGAAGAAAATATTGGAAGAAAAGAAGTTATATCTTCCAAGGTTTTGTGAAAGATGATCCACTAAACGAAGAAAACACTCCAGAGAATCCAATTAGAAGATTCATAATTGGTCCACAAATATTCCAAATAATTAAAGGAGCATTGATGGATCCAGATATGGAAGATCTTCCAACAGACTCAACAAACGGTGTTGACTTCAGAATAATCAAAACATCAAAAGGTGGTTATGCTGATTATTCAACATCAACATGGTCAAGAAAATCAAGACCTTTAACTGAAGAAGAAAATAAAGCGATTGAATCCAATGGTCTATTTGACTTAAATGGTTTCCTTCCTAAAAAACCTTCTGAAGTAGAAGTTAAGGTAATGAAAGAGATGTTTGAGGCATCAGTTGACGGCGAAGCATATGATCAAGAAAAATTTGGTCAGTACTTTAGACCAGCAGGTGCTAGTTCAAGAACAGGAGATCCAGTTACTCCAAAAGCAGAAACACCTGCTCCGGAAGTAAAAGCGGAACCAGTTGCAGAAACTAAAACTCAAGAAGCACCAAAGCCTGCTACAGATGATAATAAATCAGGTAGTAAAGCAGAGGACATCTTGGCAATGATAAGAGCAAGACAACAAAAATAAAGAAGTATACTGTGGGGAGGCAACTCCCCACATAACTTAAAGGGAAAATATTATGGTAAAGGCATTTGACGTAAGTAAATTTAGAAAAAATTTAACAAAATCCATTACAGGTATGAGTGCTGGATTTCATGATCCAACAGATTGGATTTCAACAGGAAATTATGCACTTAACTATCTAGTAAGTGGAGATTTTAACAAAGGTATACCACTAGGCAAAGTAACTGTGTTTGCAGGCGAGTCTGGTTCTGGTAAATCTTATATTTGTGCAGGAAACATTGTAAAAGCGGCACAGGATCAAGGTATATTTGTTGTACTCGTTGATTCAGAAAACGCATTAGATGAACAATGGTTACACGCATTAGACGTAGACACAGATGAGAAAAAATTATTAAAACTTAATATGTCAATGATTGATGACGTTGCAAAAACTGTATCAACATTTATGACAGATTACAAAGCAATGTCAGAAGATGATCGTCCAAAAGTATTATTTGTGATAGATTCTTTGGGTATGTTGTTAACTCCAACAGATGTTGATCAATTTGGTAAAGGTGATTTAAAAGGTGACATGGGTAGAAAACCTAAGGCACTAACGGCACTTGTAAGAAACTGCGTTAATATGTTTGGTAGTCACAATGTAGGACTTGTTGCAACTAACCACACATATGCATCGCAAGATATGTTTGATCCAGATGATAAAATATCAGGCGGACAAGGATTTATCTATGCAAGTTCAATTGTGGTTGCAATGCGTAAATTAAAATTAAAAGAAGATGAAGAAGGTAACAAAACAACTGATGTAAAAGGTATAAGAGCGGCTTGTAAAGTTATGAAAACAAGATATGCTAAACCTTTTGAAGGAGTGCAAGTTAAAATTCCATATGAAACAGGAATGAATCCTTACAGTGGACTTGTAGACTTGTTTGAGAAAAAAGGCATCTTAACTAAAGACGGTAACAGACTTAAATATGTTGACTCAAAAGGAACGGAAGTCAAAGAATATAGAAGAGTTTGGGAATCAGGTGGCGAACTATTAGATAATATAATGAAAGATTTTAGTAGTTTAGTACCTGCAGAAGACAAAGAAACTGTAAAAGAAGAGGAGTAAGATGTTATCTGGAAGTCAAGTTGTGGAACTATGGACATTTTTTAAAGAGTACATAGATAGAAAACAACCAATGGATGTTATTGCAGAAAAATTTGTAGACTTACTGGTAGATCACGGAGCAGAAGATGATGATTTAAAAGATGCTCTTGGCGCCGACGATGATTTAGACAAAGCAATTACATACTGTTTAGAAATCGAAGACTCGGAAGAAGAGGACTATTAATGTCAGGATGGTATCAAAAAATAGCCAAAGACATCAGTGCTATTCCTGATGCCATCAAACATTATGAAGACGAGTTACAACAAGCACGTTACGAAATAAAAATTAAAGGCAATGTTGAGAAAGCATCAGCAGATATGCCTGGTATCGTAGAACAAAGATTCAATCAACTGCAAGAAATCGAAGCAATATTGCAGTATATGAACATAGAATTACGTAGACTGCGTTCAAAACATTTCAAAAAATATTTAGAAAATTATCAAAGAGCACTATCCAGCAGAGACGTTGAAAAATATGTTGACGGTGAAGATGATGTTGTCGATTATGAAAAAATAATCAACGAATTTGCATTGTTAAGAAATAAATGGCTAGGAATCACAAAAGGACTAGACCAAAAACAATGGCAAATCACTAACATTGTTAAACTGAGAGTTGCTGGAATGGAAGACGCTTCTATATAAAGCACACCAAAAATACATTCCAATAAATATTCAAAATATGTCTTTAAAAATTCCAACATATGTCATAACCATGATGGGCGAACCATTCAGTGAAGCACTAGCACAAGAAACATTAGAATCACTTGGTAGATTTGGTGAACAAGGTCAAAAATTTCCTGCAACTCATGGAAATGATGTAGATTTACATTGGAAAGAACACGAATTAAAGCAATTTAAGATTGGGCAAAAATTTAAAACATTGAATCAAGGATTGATCGGATGTTTGCTGTCTCATTTAAGGTTATGGAAATTATGTAGAGAACAAAATGAACCTTTTTTGATACTAGAACATGATGCAGTGCAACTTCGTGAAATCCCAGAATATTTTTCAAGTAAATTTGAAGATGTATTACATCTTGACAGATATAGTAGAATTGTTCAAGATTACAACGCACATTGTTTAAGCAATCGAGGAGAAGGAATACATAATCACTGTGATAGAATTCCTGATTTGTCTGGTACAGAATTACTTAATAAGACAAGTATTAAAGGCAGTCACAGTTACATAATAACACCAATTGGTGCAAATAAAATGATCGATTATGTTTGGGCCAAGGGTGCATTAAGTCCAGATGTTGCACTAAATTCGGTTGCTGTAAATTTAAAATACACAGATACAAGTTATTTTCGAATAAATGAAAAATACTGGATCAACAAGAAAGGAAGAAGTGCAAATAGTTTTTGTAGACCAAAAAAATATAAAAAAGACCAATTGAAATATTACTAATGATTTTCGACAAACAAATAATTCAAGGTGACAAGCCTGAAAACAAACAATGCATAATTTATTATAGTTGTGACCCACAATACTGGGCAGAGCACGGGCAATACCTCGCAAGAAGCACATTATATTACAATGGCAAACAAAGTCATATTCACGTACACATGATTTATGAAGAAGGTCAAGAACATTCAATGAAACATTTAATAAAAAATCCAAGTATAACATATACATTTGAAAGACATCCGAAAGATTTTTATGATCAGTTTGAATTGAACAAAAAACATCCTGTATTCGCAAGAGGACCTGAAATTTGTCAAACAAAAAATGATTATGACCTAAAAAGAAAAATTTATTTGTCAAGTGCAAGATTTATGTTAATGAATAAACTTTTTGATCACTATCAACACGTGCTACAAATAGACGCAGACGGAATCTGTCGCAATACATTTGCCATACACGATTTTAAAAGAATTACAAGACAACCTTGTGCTATGAGAAAGCCAAAAGACCCATCAGTTTACATTGCTAGTTGTATTTCTCCAGGCATAGGATCAGCAGGCAGTGAATTTAAAACTGAACTGGCAAATAAAATGATAGATGCATTCAAAAAACCTATATATTGGTTTATTGACCAACACGTTTTAAAAGATATTTTGGATAAAAGGAATTTTGAGTCAATTCCTTACCATTGGAACAGTTGGGGACTAAAATCTGGAGGAGAAGTTTTTAGTACAGCAAAAGGCAAAAAGAAATATGGACACAGATACAAAAATTTGAAGTATACTTGGTTTACCGACAAGGAAAAATTAAGATATCATAAAGACAGGAACAAAAATTATGGAAAATCCTAAAGGTTACATAATATATGTGAAAAATCATGAATATTCGGTGCAATGGGCCAATGAAGCACTAGCATCTGGCAAAGCATTGGGTTGGAACCTTGAACTTTATGAAGGTGTTGATGGCACTAAACACAGTCTTGATGACTTTGGTGTAAAA